TAGCAGCTATTGACCTTGGTGTTAGAATGGGCAACAAGTATGATCCTGCAATTATGGCACAATTCCAAAAGCAACGTTCTGCACAGCCAGCGGCACAAGCAGCGCAACCTGCACAACAAGCTGATTTTTAATTTGGTATAACTGCTCAAATTTAAAGGAAATTTGGTATAAATAAAGGCGCACCAGGTGCGCTTTTATTTTTGGAAAAACTATGAGTGTTGCTAACTATAGAAAAATTTATGAAACCCATTATGGGACTATACCGAAGGACGAAAACGGCAGAACCTTTGATATTCATCATATAGATGGTAATAGAGAAAATAACGATATATCCAATCTTGTTGCATTATCAGTGAGCGATCACTACAATATACATCTTGAGCAAGGAGATTTCGGCGCGTGTATAAAAATTAAACGCAACATTACTTTATCGTCGGACGAGTTATCGGCACTGGCATCTAAAAATAACAAAAAGCGTGTATCCGAAGGCACTCATAACTTTATAGGCGGAGATGTCGCACGTAATACGCAGAGAAGATTGGTTAAAGAAGGCAAGCATCACTGGCTCACTGGCGAAGCTCAACGAATTAGTACCAATAATCGACTACAAGCGGGCACACATCCGTTCCGAGAGGAATGGACTTGCGAGCATTGTGGAGTTAAAGGCAAAAATAAAGCAATGTACAACCGTTGGCATAATGGAAAATGCAAAACGAGCAAATAACTCAAAAATAAAACGACTTAGGGGTTGATTAACTAAATACTCTAGCATACAATAATGTATGCGTTTTTTATTCAGAAGGGTTTCTGAATAAACTAAAGGCAAAAAATAGGCTAACAATAGGAGAAAATATTATGGCATCTTTGGCTGAAATTCGTGCAAAACTAAAAGAACAAGAAAGTCGCTCAAGCGGCGAAAACAAGGGCGGTGGTGATAATTCAATTTACCCGTTCTGGAACTTAAAAGAAGGTTCCGAATCAACAGTACGTTTCCTACCAGACGGTAACACAGACAACACATTTTTCTGGGTAGAACGTGCAATGATCAAACTACCTTTCGCAGGTGTTAAAGGTCAAACAGACAATAAGCAAGTTACTGTAAATGTTCCGTGTATGGAAATGTATGGTGAAAATTGCCCAATCCTCCAAGAAGTGCGTGGGTGGTTTAAAGATCCAAGTCTTGAAGATATGGGTCGTAAGTATTGGAAGAAGCGTAGTTATATTTTCCAAGGCTTCGTTGTTGAAGATGGCCTTAAAGAAGAAGAAAAGCCGGAAAATCCAATCCGTCGTTTTATTATCGGACCTCAAATTTTCCAGTTGATCCGTAGCGCATTACTAGATCCAGAAATGGATGATCTGCCAACTGACACAGTCAATGGTGTTGACTTTAAGCTAATTAAAACATCTAAGGGTGGTTACGCAGACTATTCTACATCAAAGTGGAGTCGTCGTAGTCGTCCTCTTGACTCTGCAGAACAAGATGCAGTAAATCAACATGGTTTATTTAATCTAAAAGATTACTTGCCTAAGAAGCCGACCGATGTTGAAATTAAAGTCATCAAGGAAATGTTTGAGGCAAGCGTCGACGGCGAAGCATTTGATATGGATCGTTGGGGACAATACTTTAAGCCAGCAGGTATGGGTCAAGCAACCGGTGACCCTAATAAGTCAGTAGCACCAGCAGCAACTCCTAAGGCTGCTCCGGTAGTTGCAGACGATGACGATGTTCCGTTTGTGCCAGATACTCCTAAGGTAGAATCGGCACCTGCTCCTAAAGCAGAAGCACCAGCAGCAACTGGCGGTCGTGCAGAAGACATTGTTGCAGAGGCTGCTCCAGCGGCTCCTACAGCACCAGTTGCAACACCTCCAGCAGGTGGAACAGCACGTGCTGAAGACATTCTTGCAATGATTCGCAATCGTCAAAAGCAGTAATAACAGATAAGGGGCTTCGGCCCCTTATTACCATTTAGGAGAATAACTATGGCTACGAAGCCTTTCGATTTAAGTAAATTTAGAAAGACCTTGACTAAGTCTATTGACGGTCTAGGTGTAGGATTTAATGATCCTACAGATTGGGTTAGTACCGGTAACTACGCACTAAATTATTTGATTAGTTCGGATTTTCACAAAGGAATTCCTCTAGGCAAGGTTACTGTATTTGCCGGAGAATCTGGTGCGGGTAAGAGTTACATTTGTTCCGGCAACTTGATTAAAAATGCACAAGAACAAGGCATTTATGTTGTATTAATTGATTCAGAAAACGCATTGGACCAATCGTGGCTAGAGGCACTCGGCGTTGACTGTAGCGAAGATAAGTTGTTAAAACTTAATATGGCTATGATTGACGACGTAGCAAAAACTATTAGTGAGTTCATGAAAGAATACAAAGCAATGCCCGAGGAAGATCGTCCTAAAGTACTGTTTGTTATTGACAGCCTCGGTATGCTACTCACGCCGACAGACGTTAATCAGTTCGAAGCAGGCGATATGAAAGGCGATATGGGTCGTAAGCCCAAGGCATTAACATCGTTAGTTCGTAACTGTGTTAATATGTTCGGCAGTTACAATGTTGGGCTAGTTGCTACTAACCACACATACGCAAGCCAGGATATGTTTGATCCAGACGACAAGATCAGTGGCGGTCAGGGCTTTATCTATGCAAGTTCTATCGTTGTTGCTATGAAAAAGCTCAAGCTCAAAGAAGATGAAGACGGTAACAAGATCTCAGAAGTCAAGGGTATTCGTGCAGGCTGTAAGATTATGAAAACACGATACGCTAAACCGTTTGAAGGCGTACAGGTTAAGATTCCTTATGAAACGGGTATGAATCCTTACTCTGGTTTAGTCGATATGTTCGAGGGTAAAGGTTTGTTGCAAAAAGACGGTAATAGACTTAAATACACCGTGTCGGATGGTACGGAAATTAAGCTGTATCGTAAGGAATGGGAACGCAATGAGGAAGGCTGTTTGGACAAGGTAATGCTTGACTATGAAGCTAATCCTGTTGTAAAATCTGACATTGATCTTGAGACTGGAGAAATTGTAGATCATGAATGAAACACAAATCGCGGACATTTGGTTGTTATTTAAAGAGTACGTTGACAAGAAAACGTTAGAAACTGTAGCAGAACGCTATGTTGATCTTTTAGCTGACCACGGTGTTAGCGATAAGATTTTAGAAAATGCTACCGGATACGATGACTATCTTGACAATGCGATCGAATACTATCTTGACGAAACGGATGTTGATAGTGACGATGACTACGAAGAAGATAATTGGGATTTTGACGAAGAATAATTTATGACTTGGTACACTAAGGTTTCTCAAGACATTAGTAACATTCCAGATGCTGTGGAATTCTACAATAACGAGTTAACAGAAGCTAAACGAGAATGCCGCATAGCAGGAAACATTGAACGAGCATCAGCATCGATGCCGGGTATTGTAGAGCAGCGTTTCGGACAATTACAAGAAATTGAAGCAATCTTAGAGTACCTAAACATAGAACTTCGTAGACTCAAGAGTCAACATTTTCGTAAGTACTTGGAAAATTATCAACGTGCTTTAAGTAGTAGAGATTGTGAGAAATTTGTTGAGGGCGAAGCAGACGTAGTTGATTTTGAAAAAATTATCAACGAGTTTGCTTTGCTCCGAAACAAATGGTTAGGTATTACAAAAGCACTTGATCAAAAACAATGGCAGTTAACTAACATTGTTAAGCTCAGAGTTGCTGGAATGGAAGATGCTACTTTGTAAATAGTAGCATGAAACGAATTGTATTAGTTACAGGGGGTTTCGACCCCCTCCATTCTGGGCACA